TTCTTTTTAAAGATTTTTTTTATTTTTTTACCAGTATCTTTTAATTTTTCTTTTGTAGTACGCTGAAGTTTTTTTCTTATAGCGTCTTTTTTTGCTTTTATAGAAGCTTGATTTTTTGCTGTTCTTTTCTTTTTAGCATTAGCCAAAGCTGTTTTTTGCTTTTGAGTAGTGTTTATTTTTTTCTTTTTAGTTAACTTACTTTTTCCTGTTCCTCTTACATAAGGCTTTTTCTTTGTAGTAGTAGTTTTCTTTGTAGTAGTAGTTTTCTTTTTCTTTTCAGCGTTGCTTTTTTTAGTTTCTTTTGCTTTTACTTCCGCCGCTAATTCTGCCTGAGTCTTTTTCTTTTTGTTTTTTATAGTAACCTTACTTGCAAGTTCTTTTTTATTAAAAACAGCAGTAGAAACATATTCTTCCTTCCTCTTTTTTCTGTTCTTTTTTAATAAAGCTTTTTTTCTTGGAGTTACTTTTACAGTACTTTTTCTTGACTTAGGAGTAGCTGTACCAATAAGATTTACAGTTGCTTCCTTACCTTTAAGGTTTTTTAAACCTTTTTCTTTTGCCACTTCAATAAACTTGTCGTCTTCCATTAAGTTTTTACCTCCAACCATAGATGGAAGAATAAAATGTTTTCCATCAAAAGAAACAGTAGTTGTAACTACATTTGATCCGCCAACATTAGGGTGATTTGTAGGAAAAATCTTTTTGCCGTCCATAGATTTTAAATAAGAATCTACTTTGGCTTCAAAAGCACGTTTATTGGCGTACTCGGATACTGACTTATTATCAGGCATTACTGCTGCATATTCTGGGTTTGAGTCTGACCCATCTGTGCTGGTTGTGTGCCAATCCTACCTATTTGCGCGTTCTGTGCTTGCTGTACAGCGAACTGATATTGTCCAGCGTACTTCTGAAGACGAGCAGCAAAAGCTTCATCTTCTTGCAAACGCTGCTGAATGTCTTGCTGCTGGCTGTACTGCTGAATAACTTGTAAAGCCGCTTGAGCGCCACTTGGACGCGCTGGAACTTCGATACCTGCATAAATTTTAGATAAGTCATCTGTAATATCCTTAAGTAGTTTTTCCTGTGCAACCTCAACGGGTTCAAGAACACCATCGGCAAGCACTGGATCAACTGAACCTGCTATCAGTGTTAGCAAGTTATCTACATTTATCCTTCCGTTGCGATCTAGCTGTAGAAGGGAAACCATTTGATTTAGTTTGTTTTCCTGCTTCTCTGGGTCTGTGTTCAGAACATCGTAGCTAATTGTAACATCGAAGTTCTCATCAGCGTTCCCCTTGTTAAACGTTTGTGGATCAGGTACACCAGTAACCCTAAAGAATATCTGGTCAGGGCCGAATCTCTGGAAGCAACGGTAGCACTGCGATATAACCTCAGCAGAATGGCTAAGGAACTTATCTACCAAGAACTGCTTCCTAATCTGTGAGATTGGAGATACTTCATCTAGGCCAACAAGTCTATCTGCTTGCTGCTCCATTGTCTTCTCCATCTCAAGTGAACCCTGGTTGTACGGAGGCGTAGGCCCAAAGTCTATGTCGCCTTTACGACGATAAGGGACGTACCTTCCTGGCCCCCAGTCCGTAGGAGCCTGTCCTACTGGGTGTAAAATTGGAGGGACGGTGGCAAGGCTATTCCTGTCGATACGGCTATCACGTTCTATCTTGACTTGTTGCTGTATTCCTTTGAGTAGACTTGGGACAGTCATCGTGTCGTACAGTCGCTTGCTGTCTTCAGATAGCTTAGTAACTACTACTGGGTAATCCTCGTAGCCATTAAGCAACTCGAACTTTGCGAACCCAGGAATGTCACCATCACCACTGAACTCCTTGTGGAATACTGTGCAGTATATCCCTTCAGAGCCGTCCTCCTTATCAACTAAACGTTGAAATCCATAAACTATTTCTATTAGCTCTTCAGCTTCGTAAGCATTATCGGTAAGGCTTAATGATCGACGGCCTTCCTGCTCACGCTCGATAGAGTCTATGTTAACTCCACGGTATCGCTCTATAACTAACTCAACGAAGTCTTCGTCCCATCCATCAGTAGCTACTTTGTTTTCTAGCTCCTGTGCTGTGTAGTACGTTTTCCAGAAGCAGTAAGGTGCTCGCTGTGGATCGGTAACATACGGAGGGAAGATGAAGTCCCCATCTGGGGCTAGTGTCTTTACCTCTGGTGCATTTACCTGACGGCGTACAACTGGCAACTCAGCAGATCCAACGTCCGCTAGTTCAGCCAGTGCGTTCTTAGCTCGCTTAACCGTAACGCCATCAAAGGTCTGTTGCAGCATAGCTACCATCTGGTCTTCGTTCTGACCCGAAAGGATCATCTCAGCCAGCTCAGGGCTTACTTGGGCTATCTGGTTAAGGTCTAGCCTCTGAAGGAACTTCCTGTCCTCTGAGTGCCATCCTACGTAGCTTATAAGCAATCCACGCTCTAGCAAGTAATTAGCCCCTAGTTCCATCTCGCGATTAAAACGAGAAATGTACCCAGAGGAAATCATCCACTTAAGGAAGTTAGAAACTATCTTAGCTCTTCCTACATCCTGAACCTCTACTGGGAAAGCCCTAATATTAGCCCTAGACAGAGAAGCCATAAACAGGGATACAAGCCTAGTAATTCGCTCATCAATAACATGACTCTCCATGTCAGATGCACCCTCCCAGGGGAAAGCATCAGCACCGTGCTTACGAAGGTCTCTGCTCTTTCCAGGCCACCAATTACGACGCTCGTCATAACTCTCTCTGCACAAATCAAAGTACGCCTCAAGCTCAACCACCGATTGGTCGTAGGCGTACCGAAGGGACTTGATGTCTGGCTCAGCACTAACGTAGGTTAGTGACTCTGAAACTGAATCACTCTGCATAAAATCTGCCTTTAATATCTTCTAGAAGGTGGTTTACGTACCACTTATGAACACCTATTCTATCACACAATTCTGATGGGGGTATATCTTGCTGATCTTCGCCCTTAATAGTTCTAACAAATATTTCCCAAGCAAGCAGTCTATCGACCTGCTCATCTATAAATGCCTTATCTACAACTAGGTTACGCAACGTATCTGTAGCTTCGTCCTCTAACATCCTCTATCATTTCAATGGTTATTGTCTTTCCCTTCATCTTGCCCTTGTATCTCCTAGGGATAACCACAGGTACTTTCATCTTGATCTCGTCTATGTAAGCGAACACATAGCTAGGGTTAGGAGCTTCTGCCAGTACCTTACCCTTGAAGTGCTTAGGAACGATCTCTTCGATGTACATACAGTCAACTAAAATCTTCTGACCTTCTTCATTCACCCAAGTGTTCCTACCCTTGCCTGTAAGCATTTCAGCAGATAACTTTCGTTTAGCTAGGTTAAGAAACGAATCAAAGCTTGATTCGAACCTATCTGCAATTTTAGTTAGTTTTACTTTAGCCATATCTAATATCCTGATCCTATGCGGGTTGTCATCATGCTTCGAGAAAGTACGTGGTCAGGGCCATCGCCTCCATTCGCCATTCGCAAATAACGAATAATATCAAAGAAGTCCTTTAGCGGCTCATCAGCCTTGCCTGAAGCGTTGTAGTTAATTAAAGAGTCTATTAGGTTTCCGCAGTCCTCATGCACGTAGCACCTGGGTCTGTTAGCGGAATCTATTGGTACGTTTGGATTGTAGCTAAACCATTCGTCTATAGCACTAATGCCTATCTCTTCCATTCTGCCATCTGACGGAATAAAGGTCATTCCACAATCATCGAACTCAGTGAACAAGTCATCGTTGTCGGAGTTCTCCTTAGCGAAGTACCTGCTATCACCTATACGCTCAAATACTTCTATCTCAATGTCATCCTCTATCTCCTCAAACAGATCAACGTACCCCTGTATGTTGTACCCTATCTTCTTTGATGCTGGCCCATAACGCCACTTAGGATCACCGAACACTGCCCATTCTCCGTAGTAATCCCTGTCAGGCCACTCTTTACGAATGTACACGTCTCCCTTTTCGTTTACTCCTGCCCATATAGCCACGTAGTTCCTAGCACCCGCTGGATCAACTACCTGATAACAAGTGTACCTGTGCTGGTCAGATATG